ATGAATATGGCCAAGTTGTTATATGTGCCGATGGTATGAACACTTGGAGAAAAGAATTCTTTCCAGAATATAAAGCTCATCGTAAAAAGAATAGAGAAGAATCAGACCAGGATTGGAATGAGATATTTAGAATATTACATACAGTAAGAGATGAAATAAGAGATTACTTACCATATAAAGTAATACACATGGAAGGTGTAGAGGCTGATGATATTATTGGTACACTTACTATGCAAACTCAAGAGTTTGGTATGGATGAACCAGTAATGATTATATCTTCTGATAAAGACTTTATACAATTACAAAAATATAAAAATGTAAAACAATGGTCACCTATACAAAAGAAATTTGTCACAGATAAAAACCCAAGAACTTATTTATTTAATCATATAATGAGAGGAGATAGTGGTGATGGTGTACCAAATGTTTTATCAGCTGATGATACATTTATCAGTGAAAATCATCAAACGCCATTAAGACAAACTAGGATTGATAACTGGTTAGAAAATGCTGATAATTTAAGAGATAATATGGATGAAGATACATACCGTAATTATCAAAGAAATAAAAAACTTATTGACCTAACTGATATACCAGAAAACATACAAGAAAGTATTATAAATAATTTTAACGGGCAATCAAAAACGCCAAATATGAAAGTATTGAATTATTTAATAAAGAAAAGATGTAATCATTTAATTGAAGTCGTGGAGGAATTTTATAATGGCTAGAAAATTAATATCTGAAGTCCTGACTGAAGCAGGCAAAATCGTAAAAAGAGATGAAAGAATTAAATTCTTACAACTTAATAAATCACCTGGTCTTACTGACATACTTAGAATACAGTATGATGATACAGTAGTATCAGCTTTACCTGAAGGAGCTCCGTCTTATAGACAAGATGACGCACCTAAAGATTATCAATATACAGTATTGAATAAAGCATATACACAATTTAAATATTTCTTTAAAGGACCAATAGCAAATGATTTAAAGCCACTTAAAAGAGAAGGCTTATTTTTAAATTTGCTAGAATCACTTCATGTCGAAGAAGCTGAATTACTTATTGCAGCAAAAGACAAAAAAATGAAGTACAAGGGAATCACTAAAAAATTAGTAAATGATGCATTCCCAAACTTAATCGTAAAATAAGGAGGTACGCCTATCGCAAAATCTGTTTATTATGTTAACTCAATTATTCAAGGAGATACAATGGATATAGAATTACCAATACAAGCAGACAGAATGATAAAATCTTCAAGAGCTAGAAAAAGAAGAAAACTAGTTAAAGATATACGTGAATTACGACAACATAAATTATATGCAAAATTGCATAAAAAGAAAAAGAAAAAAGAATAGTTTACATTTGATTGAAACTATGATATAATATACATTATGAAAATTAAATTATTAAAATTATTAGCATGGGTTGTTGACTGCTGGAGAGTAGTCATGGACAATAGGTACAATCCATTACGTTATATAGCAGACCCAAGTTTACAGTTATATTTTACACTTGTACTTTTTACAATGTGGAGTGTATACTTTGGATTTGTAGCAGCTTATTATATGGGCTGGTTAGGATATGACATTCTTACCAGTATTATAATTCATATTGCAGTAGTATTACCAGTTGGATTTACAAATGCGATATTTATTGATGCAGAACGTGATGGCGCAAAGTGGTTAAAGAAAATTAAAAAATGAATTTATTTATTTTAAACCAAGACCCTGTACTTGCTGCTCAAGAACAATGCGACAAACATGTGGTCAAAATGATTGTCGAATCAGCTCAAATGCTATCAACAGTACATCGTATGCTCGATGGTATCGAAACAAGAAGACCATCTAAGTCTGGTAAAACAATGGCAAAGTACTATGAATTGCCAGATGATAGAGAAGATACATTATATCGAGCATGCCATTTCAATCATCCTTGTACAATATGGACAAGAGAATCAATGCATAATTATAGATGGCACTATTTACATTTTATAGGTTTATGCGATGAATACACTTATCGTTATGGTAAAATACATTCAACCGATACTAAACTTAGAAAAGCTTTAGAAAAATTACCCGATAATATACCAGTTAAAAAAATGACTCCATTCAGATTAGCCATGGGTTCTAATCCTGAATGTATAAAAGAAGATGCAGTAGAATCTTATCGAGCATTCTATCATACAAAGCAACATAGGTTTAAAATGGATTGGACAAAACGTCCAGTACCAAAATGGTTTAATGCTATATAAGTTCCACGATTATAAATTTGAAAAAATAGCTAATAGATACTATGATATCATACGTAGTGCTATGAATAATTTAGGCCATAGTGAAGTAGTAGAAGATAATCCAGCTGATTTACATTTTTATAATCATACTACAACAGACATTAAAAAAGTGTTTATTGTCAAACCCACAGCTCCCACGAGTCGTCACTTTGCAATAGATTCCATGGGATATGCGAATTCAAGTGCACTCTCGTTCACAAGGCCAGATATTAATAATGATATGGATTGGGAAAGTGTTGTAGAGTTAAGAAATACAAAGCCAAATAAATGGGATGATTCAGTATTACTTAAATGGAAAGATTCAAAAGATATACCTGATGACCATATATTAGTTATTGGACAAATGCCAGATGATGAAACAGTACATGGCTTTGGCTTTGGCGACCATATAGTAAAATTAAAAATGATTGTTGATAAATTACATGGAGAAAATGTAGTAATTAAATTACATCCAAGATATAAAAATCCAGTATTAGTAAAACAATGGAAAGATGCAGGACATCATGTAATAACTGGATTTGATTGTATACACAGCATATTACCAAAAACAAGAGTAGCTATAATAGATAATTCAACAGCTGGTATAGAATGTTTAATGCATGAAGTGCCAATTATATCTTATGGTTGGCCAGAATATCATTGGGCTACTCAAAAATTGCAATCGTTAACTCAATTAAAAAATTTAGTAAGTGATTTATCATGGCATCAAAAAGAATATGCAAAACAATTTATAGAATGGTATATAAATAATTATTTATGTCATGATGTCATATCAACAGAAAATAGATTAAAGGAATTATTAAATGCCAACTTATGAATTTAAAAACACAGAGACTGATGAGGTCTTTGAAAAGTTTATGAAATATGAAGACAAAGTAAAATACTTAGAAGACAATCCTCATATTACTACTTATTATTCTAAAGGACCAAACATAGATTATGATGGTGGCGGTTCTATATTAAAAAAGGCTGGTGATGGCTGGAAAGAAGTACAAGATAGAATTAAAAGTGGTATGCCACCTAGATTAAGAGGTAATATAAAAACAAAATGAACTTTAAACATGAACCTATTGACTTAGGATATAATGACCTTGAAGCTGTGACAGGTGATAAAGGTAGATTTTATACAGACCCAGAAGGAAATAAATATGCTTCAGTAACGACAGTATTATCAATACTTTCTGAAGAAGCAATACAAGCGTGGCGCGCACGTGTAGGCGAGGAAGAAGCAAATAGAGTATCTCGTATTGCAAGTACGCGTGGAACAACTGTACATAATATTATAGAAAAATATATAGCCAATGACCCAGAGTATATTAAAGACGAAATGCCTCATAATATACAAACATTTAAAGATATACAACCTGTATTAGATGAATGCGTAACTAAAGTTTACCAACAGGAAGCTCCTCTTTTTTCTAAACATTTAGGTTTAGCTGGAAGAGTAGATTTAGTTGGTCAATGGAATGGAGTTGATTCTATTATAGATTGGAAAACATCTCGTAAATTAAAAAAGAAAGAGTGGATAGACTCTTACTTTATGCAATGTTCAGCTTATGCTATTATGTGGGAAGAAAGAACTGGTATGCCCATAAAACAGTTAGTTGTTTGTATTGCAGGAGATGAAGGTCCACAAGTTTTTGTAGAAGACAGAGATAACTGGACAAAAGAATTAATAAATACTATCAACGAATATAAGAGAAGAAAATTATTTGGGAGGTAATATGGCAGAGAGACATTTTTTACTTAACGCTTTAATTAATAAATTAGAGGGAGATATAGAAGTAGCAAAAGCTAATATTCTAGTTTATACAAGACAATCAGTTGGTATTGGAGAACATATCGATTTAGTAGAAACTATTGAAAAAGAAGTTGAAAAGATAGCTGATGCACATGATAAAATTGAAGCAATAAAAACCCACTGTACATAAAAATATTATAAATAGATATTTACATTACTTAAAAAGTATGGTATAATATATCTATGAAAAAATTTAACGAGTTTTTAGCAGAAAGAGCTGGCAAAGGTTTAACTATCTTTGACATTGATGATACTTTGTTTGTTTCAAAAGCTCGTGTAATTGTAAGAAATACAAATACTGGAAAAACTAAAGCATTAACTCCTATGGAGTTTAATACATATAAACTTAGAAATAATGAAGAATACGATTATGGAGAGTTTAAATCAGCTAGAATTTTTTATCAAACAGCTACACCAATTGGTCGTATGGTCAATAAGGCAAGAGCTATTATAAAAAATGCTACAAGAAAAGGTTCAAAAGTTATTATTGTCACAGCAAGAGCTAACATGGACGATAAAAAGCTTTTTATTAAAACTTTAGAATCACATGGTTTACCAATGAAAGATGTATATGTAGAAAGAGCTGGTAATATGAGTGGTTCAAGTGCTGAAAATAAACAGATTATATTTAGAAAGTATTTAAAAACTGGTGAGTATGCTAGAATAAGATTATTTGATGACCATAAAGAAAACTTACAAGCATTACTTGATTTGAAAAGAGAGTTTCCTACAGTAGAGATGTTTGCATATCTAGCTGATTTAAAAGGAAGCGTAAAAAGAATAAAATAGGAGAATATTATGCCAATAAAATTAGGAAAGTCATATAAAAATATAGACAGACAAACAAAGAAAGTCACAACACATCATCCATATATACGTGGATTTAGTAAAGCTGACTTAATAGAAAAGTATAACGCAGATAATACTCGCCCAAGAGATAAACAAAAAATTAAGAACGAATTGGTAAGAAGAGGCGGGGTTGTATTTAACTAATGAAAACAAATTTGGAAAGAATTAAGGAAGTCCTTAATTTAGATGCTTGGAGAAAAAAACAAAAAAAGCTATTTAGAAGAAAACTTTTAAGTGTTTTTCTAGCCCTAGCTTTAATTGGAACTGCATTATATTTATTTTTAAATTATGGGTAAACAATGGCATGGTGGTAAAGGAGATGAACCACGCAATATAAATTATAATAAGTATTCCGAAGGCTGGGATGCTATATTTGGTAAAGTAAAAGCTAGAAAAAAAACTCCTAGTCATGGTTCTACACAAATTCATAAAGATAAGACAAAAGTAGTACCAAGACATTATAAATATAAACATATAGAGGAATAAGTATGTCAGACATAGATTTAGATAAATTTGATTTTGGATTTACAGCTGTAGACGAAGATGAATTGGAAGTCGTACAGAAACAAAGTCAAAAATTAGAAT